TGGACCTTCCGGTGCTGGTGCCGGACCGGCTGGTGCTGCTGGTGCCGGTTGCCCAGACATCATCGCTTCAAGCTGCTTTTCCAGATCCTCGACCTTCGTCTGCGATGCTTTCAGATGCTCGTAATCCTTGGGCAGTGCTTGCAGGTATTTCTGGTGATGTTCCTCGTTCAGTCCCATCTGGGCAGCCTCACCAGACGAAAACAGTTCATTGATCCGGTCAACCATCTTCTGCCGGACGGTACTGAATGCCTCTGACATGGGCTTCGACTTGGACTCAGCCGCCAGATCCGCCAACGATTCCTCGTACAGTGTCTTGGCCCATGTTGCCGACTGTTTCTTGTTGCTGATGTCGATGTCATGCAGGCGTTTCTTCTGCTCTGACATGGAACCAAGTGTCTGCGCGTACTGGTGCGACACCTTACCGGCCCACTCTGGACCCAGTACACGCCCACCAGCGATGATGCCATTCGTATTCAGTCCACCCGTTTCCTTGTCAAGATACTGCGGATTACTGAATATCTGCTTCATCTGCTGGTCCTGCTGCATCTTCTGCTGGCGTTGCTGATCGTCGAATCTGGCCTGCTTGACCTGTTGCTCGAAGCCGAACGATTCCGCAGGCGACTGGATATGCGGTCGCAGCAGATTGGAAAGGGGAATATTGGTATCGAGTGCCATTAGCTGAATCCTCCAGCTCCTATCGGACTACCACCTCCATAAGCTCCATACGTAGACTGCTGCTGACGCTGCAATATCTGGTTCTGCAGGTAGTTGTTGTACGCCTGCGTGCCACCGTTCAGAGCATTACCGACTGCGCCGGTATACCCTGCCGAGGTAGCCTCTCCACCCATGATCCCGTAATTGCCAGCAGCACCCGCCGCAGCAGCACCGAATCCACCCTGTTGCACGGCTGCGTTCTGTCCCATGCCTGCCAGAGTATTCAGGCGCGAGAACGTATTTCCCTGATTCTGGTTGTACATGTTGTAGGCATTGGTGAACTCGTTCGAGGCCATGCCCTGTGAGAACTTCGACAGGTCTTGCAATGTCTGCGGTGCATACAGGTTGCCTCGTGCATTGGATGCCTTGTCGATGGCTTGCTGACCCTGTTGCAGGTTGAAGTTGTACGCGGGAGACGCCTGAAAATCAGCCAAGCTGAACGGCTTGACACCTGGCGCATTAGGATTGAATCCACCCGCACCGACTCCTGTATAGTCAGCCAGATTCGACATGGCCGTCTGACCAGTCTGCAGGAACGGCGCCAGATTCTTCTCAGTCTGTCCGAACTGCTGCTGACTCATTCTCTGCGCATCGGCTGCGGTATTCGCCATCCGCCGCCCTGAATCCATAGAGGATATGACGCCAACTGCGCCAACTGCTGCGGCTACCCAAGACATGGCAACTCCTTCAATTTGTTTCGTGCATCAAATAGCGCGGTGCTGTCCTTCTCGACTAAATCACGCTCAATCTTGTCCAGATTCTTCTTGGCTGTCCTGTGTACCGTCAGACACACCGAGTCCTCCAGGGCCAGCACAGCTCGCTTCGTTCCAGGTTGCGACACGATCACCGAACCTGCCAGATATACGGTCTGCCCTACCTGTACCGCACCCTTGGCCACGATGTAGAAGTGTTCTCTACGATGGACCTTACCCACGATCAGCGTTCCTGCTGCACGTGTCACGACTCGACAGTACATGCCATCTGCGAAGTAATGATCGGTCTTCAGCTCGACCTGCGGCATGGTCATCATGAGGGCTTGCAATGCCTCAACCTGTGAGCGTTCAGCGAGATCGTTCATACCGTTGTCCCTGTCCCATCCTTCCAGATGAATGGATTGGTACTGGTCAGGAATATTGGCTTGTTCAGCGTCGTGTCGTAATATTGCATGCCGATGTAATAGCCCTTGATGAGCGAGGTCGGGCGCGATGCGGTCGGTCCACTGCGCGTGATGTTGAATGTCGTCTGTTGCATGGCACGAAGCAAGGTCTGCCACTCAGGATGAACTATACCGTTCTCATCAGTGAGCTGCTGGTAAGCAGTCGGGAGCTGGATTTTGGGGCCATTGATAGCCATCAGAATGACCATCCCGTCAGATCAGCCGTGGCACCTGTCACGACTCGATGAATCGGGTCAGTAATGCGCAGCTTCAGCACCCAGTCCCGCGCAGCACCCAGACTGCGCCAGATACAGCGCGTGGTGTAGTTTCCAATCGGCCCCATGCTGGAGAATCCGACCGAGTAGAACGACTGTCCACCGTCCTTGCTGACCTGCAAATCCATGACAGGATTTACGCCCTGCCCGGTTGCGGTTCCTGATCCACTCTCGATATCAATCTGGATCTGATTGATACCGATGTACTTGTCATCGTTCCAGATATGCTTTGACCATACTTCCATGCCGAATGTGTTACCCGTGTCATCGTATGCGTTCGGGTCAAGCTCGTAGATGGTCCCGGTTGAGTAATCAGACAGCAGGAACATGCCCTGGAATGCCGAGAACTTCTGACCCAGGAACCTCCCGCCATTCGTGTCCTGCCATTCAGACCATATATTGGTCAGTCCGTCATATGCCCATGTGTCAGTGCCGTCCACGTTCAGTAAGTAGATGGGATGTCCGCCGATCATGAAGGCGCACCCGACCGCCTGCCCGACATCACTGGTCGCGTACTGGCTAAATATCTTGTCCATGTCAGAGTCGGACAGCTTGCGCAGTGCAAAGCCTTGCAGTCGTGATACGTTGACCGCGCCCATCTTGTTCTTGAACAGTCCGACTATTGAGTTGTCGAACTTGGACAGACTGAATGCTGATGCAAGCCCGAACTCGGCTGACGATCCAGGAATCTGTCCATACGGCAGATCAGGCGTGCCATTGTCCTGCCAGAATTCCGAGGTATTGCCGCCGAACACGTTCAGCACCGAGTGATCAGCCATGACTGCCTGCAACGAGTCCGCAGCACTCTGGGCAAACGCGATCTGCACGGCAGGCCACACGGCAGGGTCAACGCTTGGCGTGATCTGCGATAGCTGGAACTGCCTAGACGATCCCGCGTTGACTATAAAGTAGTTGTCCTGCCAAGTGACCGTCTTGGGAGATGTGGTGAAATTCCCATCCGTGATCTTGGTCAACGCACCTGGAGTCTGCATGTTGTACCAGTACCCGGCCGAGCCATCGACCAGTACCAGATACTTGCCATCATCAGCCATGCTCACATCGCCTGATGTCGTGGCAATCGTGCCAATGGTGGACACTGACCCTGCGTTGTTGATGCTGTACAGGGTCGCGTTGTGAACCGTGAAATTAAGTGGCGTTGACAGCGTATTAACCGCCCACATTCCACGAGATGGATTAGAGCCTAGCACTGTAGCCGATACGAATTGTGTAAGACCGGACCTCGCCACCAGTGCAAAAGCAGTCTTGTCCTGTTCCTGCCTGACTTCGACGAAGCAATTGATCCGCTTCTGCGCCGTGATAGCGGGCGAAGTGGATTTAGTTCCGACGCCGAACAGTTGAACCTTCATCCTCGTGGGCTAGAATCTGAATAAATGTTATATGTCGCGTTCGACTTGGAAATGATGGACGAGTCAAACTCCGCCACGACTTCCTTGATATTCGCACGCTTGATATTGCCCTTGGCCTCTGCTGCGTTGGCTCGCAACTGGGCCAGACCATCACCCACCAGCAAGCACGGGAAGCCTGCCGACATCATATCCAGTGCCAGATTCAGCACAAAGGCGCGCTCATAGCCGACCGGCAGTGACAGAGATTGGGTCAGGCTGGTGAAATCCACCTGATCCGTCGTGCTGTTGAAATACACCACGTAATTGACCAGCGGAATCGGGAAGATATTGATGACCCCCAGCGGGTACTGTGAGTCATAGAACAGCGTGTCCGGGATCTGGCTGGTGATGGTCTTCAGCCCGATCTTGTCCCACTGATCCTGATTGAATATCTGCATGGGATAGTCATTGCTGTTGTTATCCCGGATATACGCAGAGATCACGTCATAGGGACGCGTGCTGTTGATGTTGCCACCTGTCCCGATGGTGTACTGCTGCTGTCCAGCCACCATCGGGAAGCTCCGTTGCAGCTCAACATACGACATCAGGGCCTCATTCGACCATGAATCAAGCAGGGCGTTGAAACACACCAGACTGTCATTGGCATCCGCCGCAGACAGGACTTCAGTGCGTCCAAGGTAGCCCAGCGCCTTGGCTGAACGGGTCAAGATGTCGGATGCTGTGGTCATTTATGCCGCCTTTGCCGCTTCCGCAGCCTTGTTTTCTGCCGATGCTCTCACCATGAACTGGTGATAGTTGCCCTGCCATCCCTTCACACCGTAGTGTCCAAAGGTGGCATTCGGGTAAATCCAGCCCTCTACACCAATTGCAGCCATGCGCCGGCCGAACACGCGATCCTCGCCCCAGCGCAGGGATAGACCTTCCTCGTTCAGTTCGCGCTGACAGGTGAAGAATTCGATGTACTTGCGATCAGGATAGGACGGGTCGGCGCCCATGTCGTGGTACACATAGTCCGGGTACGCATCGCGGTAGGCTTCCAGAGCCTGGCGCTTGATCCTGATGAATCCTCCGGCCAGATACGCAGCCTTGATCAGTGCTGAACCGTCCTGCAGGATGCGCCCGACTGGATGCTGGCGCCCGTCCTGCGTCTCCAGTACCGGCCTGGCTGTGTACACCTCCCACTGGTTCTTTTGCGGGTAGCTGCCCATCACAATCGGTTCCGGCAGCATCAGGAAGTCCACCACTGAGCGCGGCTCCCACTGCATGTCCGAGTCGATCATGAACAGGTCAGTCGCGTCCGGGTCTTCCAGGAACCGGCAGAACAGGGTGTTTTTCGCCCGATCCACGTAGCTATCACCAGACAGCTCCCAGAACTCGTGTTCGATACCCATGCGGGTCAGTTGCTGGATGGTCCCGCACAGGGATGCGATATACGGACTGAAGCCGCGCATCTCATAGAACGGTGTCATGATGATCACCTTCATGCGGGGCTGGTAGTACGGGAGCCGCGCATCGTGATATCGTTGCTTCAGCTTCCGTCCCTCTTCGACCGAAAGCAGGGACTTGTTTCCGTCGTGAATCCGCGTGTGGGTCAGATTCTCCTCGATAACCTTGATGTTCTCGCGCTGCAACAGGCGCAGATACATCTCGTAATCAGTCAGCACACCATGTGAGGCTTCCCAGCCGCCCACGTCCAGCAACACCTGCCTGCGGTACATGCCCACGCCGAAATACTGGTTTCCGTAGTAGAGCTGCTGCAGCCATACCTCGCGTGGCTTGTTGCTGGCCTTCAGGATGTGCTTGAACGGGTGATCCGCCTCGAACGGCTTGCCCTCTGCATCAATGAAGTCTGTCTGCGTGGCCACGAATTCCAGCCATGGATCATTCTTGAACTCGGCAAGCATCTTCTCAATGGCGTTCGGCTCCAGCACGTCATCAGCTGCCAGACTCACATAGAAATCACCTGTGCCAGTCGCAGCCATCTGGTTGATGGCCGCCACTGTGCCTCGGTTCTCGTCGAACTTGAGATACTTGATGCGCGGATCCGCAAAGGTCTGAATGACAGCCTCTGTCCCGTCCGTGCTGGCATCGTTCAGCACCAGTATTTCCAGATCCTGATAGGTCTGGCTGATCACACTCGAGATGGCGCTGGCCACGAACTTGTCCATGTTGTAGACCGGAATCCCCACCGTGACCTTCCCTGACGTGGGCGGGAAGTCCAGGCTGTGCAGGGTCCGCACATAGGCCATGTCTGACTGGAATTTCTCTGCCTGTCCCTCGTGAGGAGCGGTCAGTCGCGTATCTGGCTGGTCTGCATCGGCCCAGCGATACGGCAACACCACGCCATCATGCTTCTTGAAGAACCTTACAAACCATTCAAGGTCAGACGGACCGAAGATGGCAGGGTCAAATCCGCCAATGTCCATGTAGGCGGTACGGCGCATGAGCATGGAGGCTCCGCCGATTGGAATGTTTTCGAGGTTGAGTAGTGTCCTGATCCAAGCTTCACGTGACCGGTTGTGAGCGCGGTACGCAAACTGCTGCCACGTCGGGACTGCGCCCCAGCCTTCCGCTTGTTTGCCAGGTATGCCCCATACGCAGTCGATATTCGGATGCGAGTCGAGATATGAGACTTGATCTTCGAACTTACCCGGCTCGATCCACTCGTCAGCCGAGAGCGGTTGCAAATATTCCCCTGCTGCGTTCTCAAGCGCCCAGTTAAGACCATGTGGAATCCCCTTGTTCTGTTCAAAGCGATGTAATTTGATGCGCGGATCATTGAACTCCGCGACCACTGCGGCGATATCTTCGGTGGAGCCGTCATCAACCAGCACGAGTTCCCAATCCTCGAAGGTCTGCGCACGCACGCTACCGATCATCCGCTTGAGATAGTCGGTCTGGTTCAGAACTGAGGTACAGACGGAAATTTTCACTGTTCAATAACTCCTATCAGGGACCCTTCCCGCAACACGACAAACTCTTCGCCGTTGATGTTGGTGATCTGGTGTCCGTTGGTTGAAAATAACACCTTGTCCCCCACCTTCACGGCAGGGGGCGCAGTGTGCTGGGTCTTGCAGGTCTTGCAGCCGTAAGTCTTGCCGTTACCCACCGCGGTCACGACTCCGATGTCCTCGCGGAAATCAGGGTCGTAGACCAGATGGATACCGCCATCCGACACCTCTTGAGGTGCCGAACGGCGGATGACAACGACATCGCCCAGAGGGGAGATGTTCATCCTGCGACAGACGTGCAGGTAATGAGTCCCAGCTGCCCGAGGAACATTGCCATGGAGCTGGCAAGCGCACCGGATGACTGCGACAGGGTTGCGAAGTTGGTGCCCGACTTGGCTACAGCAGGCGAGACACCATAGAAACCGATCAGGTCAGTTGCAGACTGACCGAATACGGTTCCGAGTGAGTTACCGTCAGAAATCTGACGGACTGCGTTACTGGACGAGAGCGGCATGATTAACCTCCTAACCTTACGCCAAGTTCATCGTAGTACACGGTCGAGCCGTACAGGATGTCAATACGAGTCGGGAAGACATCGTTATTGATATCGTACGCACGGATCACCCGCATGCTGATATTGCGGTACGTCTCGCGGGCCGCGAAGTCCACACCCTGCGGAATCTCCATCGGGACCATGACCAGACCAATCGCATCACGCGTGAATGCAGCGTTGTGAGGCGTTGCGATCTGCGCCGAGGTCGTACCCGTCAGGAACGTGACACCCGCACCAGTCGAGGCCGGGCCGGTCACGTTCTGGTACGGACCAGAGGTGACGATGGCCGGGCTGAACGTTGCGGTCCAGGTGGATGACGTGGGCGTAGTGCTGGCAGTGATCACGAAGTTCTTCAGGACGCCGGTTGACTGACGAGACTGAGGATTGACGTTGAACACACCGGCCACTGTGAACACTTCGCCTGCCTGGATGGTTTCCGTCGCCGTGCCACCAAAGAAACCGATGGACGTGCCGGAACCTGCCGCGGTCGTGACGACCATGGCGACCGACGTGTTGTGCTGCGCCGATGCCTGTTGCTGGATGTTCTGGTCCATGTAAATCTCGTAATTGCCGAGAGTCGCAAGGTAACCCTTGACCAGTGCATCCTTGGCGGTCGGCATCACGAACGAACCGACCTGACCGGCAGCCATCGACCAGTACGCATTCGGGTTCAGGACCAGAGTGCGATTGTCCTGCGGGGCCGCGTTGTCATCCATCCGACGTCCGACCAGCTGTACCGAGGATGAGAAGGCAGACGGCGTGACACCCGGCGTGCCCACGTAGTTGCTGAAACTGAACACGTTGGTCAGCACGTCGAAGTCGATCTGGTTCGCCAGCGAAGCCATCGAGGGCTTGAGGTAGCGTTCCGAGAACTCCTCGACGGTCAGCGTCAGGTCTTGCGACGTGAACTGGAAGTCAACGTGTTTCTGGTTGTTGATCGTGATCGTGACAGACGGCTCAGCGATGTTCTGCACCTGCAGGCCAGCACCACTCGCCACCGTGAACCGGTTCGGCTTGCGGATCGTGAGCTGGTTGCCGATCTTCACGAACTGATTTTCGAATTTGCGGTTAACCCTGTTGGCCGCAACTAAGTTGTTTTCGAGTATGACCAAGCTTTCCTTGGTGATCACACTCGGGGTTAGCAATACCTGGGAGGACATTATCTAAACTCCTGTTCAGTGCCTTGCGTTGGCTCGCTTCTCGCGTTCGCGTCGGTACTGAGCGTACTCATCCATGGACATCTCGTCCGGGGACTTGGACACACTCTCGGAACCTGACGTAACGGGTCGAATCGGTTTCGGCGCGGCTGATATAGGGGGCTTGGGCTGGGCTGGCTCGCGTAGCTTTGCCGAGATCAATCCAAGTTCCATGAGCTGTAGGGGCGGTGAGAGTTGCATGATGCGTGCAGCCTCATTCGGATTCTTGCCGAGGTAGTATTGAATGTCCGGCCCATCTGGTGCATTGATGATGGCGTGTGCCATTGGTATGGAGACCTGAACATCTGGCGTCTCAGCGACTTCAGCGAAGTCGGGGTACTTTTCCATGACCTTCGATTTCCTGCCTGTGTAGGCTTCACGCGCTGCCCTCTCGCCCGCCTCAATGGCATCCTGCTGGGCTTTCGCCTGCATCTCTGCCTGGGCACGCACGATCTCCCGCTTGGCTGTCCACGTTGCCTTTTCCTCGACGTATGTTTCCATCGCCAAGTCATACGCATCGGGGTCGGGATAATCGTTCTTGGAGGGCTTGACCGGTACCGGGTCCGTCTCGACTGTCTCTGACCTGCGGTCGGCCTGCGGCTGTTCACCACGGGTCTCCAACAGGGCCAGCAATCGAAGCTTCTCGGCCTTTTCTGCCTCGTACTGAGACTTTGCTTCCTCTCGTTGCTTCACCAGCTCGTCTAGTCGTTTCTGAACACCTCGGGCCTTTTTAGGCTCGGTTGTCTCGGATGGACTCTCCGGGGACTCTGCCGACTCGTCCTCTGTTTTGCCTTCCGTTTCGGGGACTTCCTCGTCCTCTACAACGTCAGGCGCGGCAATAGAATCTGGTTTTGTCTCTATGACTGGCAGATCAGACGTAGATGACAAAGCCGGACCCTGCTGATCCAGTATGTCGATGACTTGTTCCTTGATGATGTCCATGTATGGCTCCTAAAGTAAGTGGGCTATGACCGCAATGATCTCTTCTTCTTCCTGCTGTTCCTCAACACGTCTGGCGACTTCCTGTTTCCACTCACGACGAGCATCAGCACGTACGACGCCAGAAACACGTTGAATAAGCTGCTCGAACTCCTGCCGCAGTTCCTTGACCACTGGCGCAGGCTTGGGCAGCGTGAGGACGGCCTCGACAGCCTCCTCGATAATCTCCTCAATCTCGTCGCATTCCTCATCATCACACCCGTACTCGTCACGATATCTCCACCAGAACGGACCACCACCGCGTGGCGGTGCTGGCTGATCTGCTGGTTGCTGCTGAGTTTCGAGAGTAAATGCAGGCTGGTCTGATCCTTCCGTGACGATCCAGTCCGCAGTGATGCCGTTGACCGCACTGAGCAACCAGACTGCGTTGTCCTGACCTTCACTTGCATTCCATGTGAGCAGATCAGATGCAGTGATATTCCACGCGGGAACGTCCTGACCTTCTGTTGCTGCCCATGTGATGAGAGTGGGCGAGGTAGCGGTGAGCGTCCAGACCGGCAGATCCTGCGCTTCTGTGCTGTTCCAGGCTGCGTTGACTGATGCTTCGAGAGTCCACTGCGCATTGTCAGCGCCTTCCTGAGCATCGACTGTGACCGATACGCCATTGATGTGGATGAGCTGCCAGGCTGCGTTATCCTGTGCCTCTGTGCTGTCCCAAGTGACTGCATCACTGAGGTTGACTGTCCATGCTGGGACGTCTTGTCCTTCAGTTGCATTCCACGCAACACCAAGGGACAGATTCGCTGTCCATGCTGCGTTGTCGGCGCCTTCTGTTGCGTTCCAACTGACTTGAACCGATGCTGCAAGGGTCCAGGCTGGTACGTCCTGACCTTCAGTCGAGTTCCATGCAACGGCATCGGACAGGTTGACAGTCCACGCAGGGACGTCAGCACCCTCTGTGCTGTTCCAAGTAACGTTGTCAGTGCTGGTAAGCGTCCAGGCCGGAACGTCTGCGCCTTCAGTCGCTGACCAGTTGACAGTGACCGTTGCGCCAGCAGTAACCGTGACTTGCCAGTTAGGCGTGTCCTGCCCTTCAGTGCTGTTCCAGGCGACTGGATCACTTGCATTGAGCGTGAATGCTGGGCTGTCTTGGCCCTCTGTGCTGTTCCAGGCAACGCCGAGCGAGAGGCTGGCAGTCCATGCGGGAACGTCCTGACCTTCGGTTGCGTTCCAGGTAACGTTGTCGCGTACCGTGAGCGCGAATGCAGGGACATCAGCGCCCTCTGTTGCATTCCAGGTTGCGGTGACGGTTGCAGTCGAGACACTGACAGCCCACGCTGCATTATCTCCGCCCTCCGTAGCGTTCCATGTGATGGTCGGAGTCGTTGCACCGGCTGGAGGTTGCTCGAATAGACCAATCGAACCCGCTCCAATTGGTCCATATCCTAGATTTGGGCCTGAGCGTGCCATTCATCAGTTATCCGACTCTTGGTAAATACTGATGATGGTGAGCGACATAGCGGCGGTACTCACTGAGAACATGTTCTTCACTGCTCTCCAGCTCAACAACGTGTCAGCACTGACCACCACCGATGATCCGCCTGAATACACTTTGGTCGTGTACGTATCCGTGTTGATGTTGTACAACGTCATCGCCAGCGTATTGCTGGACGTCGCTGGAGCGAACATCGTCAGCTCATAACCCTGATTCGTGGTCTGCGCAGGGAATGCAGCTCCAAGATTCAATGCTGGTCCTGTCGATGATCCATTGCAGAACATCTGCCAATTGGCAAATGAACTCATCTGCACAATGCCAAAGGTATTCACGAACGTCGTGTTACCGAAATTAGTTCCCAGAGTTGGTGCCAAATTCGTGCTGGACATTCCCACAAATGCAACGCCAGTGGACATTGGCGTCGTATTGCCGTCCTGTATGCCAAAACGAATATCCACCCAGAATCCACCACTTCTTGAACCGTCACCCGTTGTCAACTGGCTCAGGTTCTGCACGATTGATACCTGACTGGATGCGGCCCCGGTCGTGCCAAATCCAATACGACGCATCCTCGTGTAAATGTTCGTCGTTGCAGTCGCCTGACTGCTGACAGTTCCCGCCGTACCTGGCGCGACCATGCCGAACACGCCCGGCACCACCGTGGAATCGCCACCAGGGTTATAGAAGCCGATCTTGTTCGTTGCCATGAACGGCTGCAGTCTGGATGTCAGTCCGGACGGGCCACGCGTTGCAAGAAATGCCCTGTTTGCAAGCTCAGTTATAAACACGGCAGTCGAATTGTTCCCTGGCGCCGATGGGAATCCACCCTCAAGGTTCGGGAAGATCAGATCATTGTCCACTGACCAGTAAGGAGTACGTGCTGCAATCTGGGACATGGCAACGTAGGTCGTACCTGCCGGGAAGTTGACCGCTGCATTGCTGCTGCTGCTCTCATAGACGGTCGTGCGCGTGACAGTGCTGTTCCCGTACGTGCCCATCCCTGACTCCCAGTCACCGCTGGGAACCCCGTTTGCATCCACTTGCCAGACAGAGTACGGGAAGGTATCGGTGCTGGCACACACTGACGAGAACTTGCGGAAGCCCGCTATCCCCGTAGTTCCAAGCAGAGTGAGGACACCTGTCCCAGCAGTGGTACAGATTTCCATCACCCGGTCATGAAACTGCTCAGCCATTTACGGATTGCCTTCTGTGATCTTGGCCGAGGTGATCGTGACCGTCACGCCCGAGGTAAGGACGTTAGTGTTCAGGATGAAATCAGCCGCTGCTGTGGACACCGAATAATCAGCGATGAAAGTTCCTGAGCTGGTCTGATGTCTCGCCCATGTCGCAGTCGAGCTGAACACGGCAGTCGTGGTCCACACAGCAGGAGAGGTGCTGTTGACCAGCAGAATCGCTGACGTGGCTGGCTGGGCGAACGTGCTGGACATCTGGAACGATGCCAGCACAACGGTCGAGGTTCCGCCCGTTGCCGGTCTTGTCCCTGCGTAGATGGTAACGAGTGAGAGCGCACCGGATGTGTTCGTGATCCGGTCCATGCGTTCGTTTCTGAGTGCTACGGCATACCCTGGCATGATGATTTACTCCTAAGTTGACGCCTTGACGACAGTCGGCGGTCCAATATCTTCGGCGGTGTAACTGCCGTCCTTGCCCTTGGTGATCTTCTTCTTGCCGGATGGCATGTGAATGTTGATCACTGGAGGTGTAACGGGCTTCTGCGCCTCCTTTTCCTTCTCTTTCTTGGCTTCCTCGCGTGACTTCTCATCACGCTCCATGGCCTTCATATCCAGTTCCAGCAGCTTTATGTGCTGATCTGCGGCAATCTTCTCCAGCTTGGCCTGGAAGTCGAGCAAGGTCTTCATGACTGCGTTGTTACCCTTGCTGCCATCATCAGCCTTGCCCTCGATGGCGGCCAGCTTGGTCATTACATCAGCCTGAATCTTCGCCATCTTGGCTTCGAAGTCCTTGCCGATGGCCTCACGCTCGTTCAGGACTGCCGCACGCTCGATATCGCGGTCTTTTTCCTTGTCGCCCAGCAACTGCACAGCCTGATCATGTTCCTGCTTGAGCTGCTGCATCTGCTGCATCAGGCTGGATACCAGTGCCTTGGCCTCTGGCGGCAACTGTTCGATCTTCTTGTCGAGCAGATGGGGCGGGAGCATGGATGCCAAGCGGCTGGCAATCTCATCAGCACCAGGCCAGTCCATGTTCTTGGCTATCAGGTCACTGATCAACGGGCCAGACTGGGGCACGAAGCGCATGAACTGGAGCATGCTGTCAGCAGCCTCGGCCCGTTTCGTGGCAAAACTGGGACCGACAGTGACAGTCACGTCATAGTCGCCCAGCTTCGGGTTATAGATGTGCTGCACACGCCCATCCATGCCTGTACCCTTGCTGTGTGGCGTGCCCTGCTGCGGATCAACCTTGACACGCTCTTCGCTGTCATCCTCGCGCAGGATGGTCAGCACACGAGGCGTGTCGTATATCTTGGGGATCAGGTCAATCAGTATCTTTCCAGTGTACTTGAGCGATCTCGACAGGTTGTCAACGTAGTGGAAGTTCCCCAGATCCCCGATCTGCTTGAGTTCGCGCAGAGCTTTGCCACTCTCGTCGTACGTCCTTTCCTGGTGCGTAGCATCAAAGCGTATTCCCGTGACTGCCTGCATGTCTTGGGCAGCCGATATCTTGGCTTGTACAACACCTGTAGGAGGCCCCGCGAACTGCTGTCTTTGGGGAGGAGGCGCAGGCTTACCAGCAAGATTGACTCCTTTGTAAAGTAGGTACGGCAGTGACTTGTTGTTGGCTTCCTTCCAGCGTTGCTCGTGGCCCTCGATCTGTCCCTCTTCCATCAGCCACGGGGCTTTAGGCGCCAGTGCGATCAGTTCAGTCTCGGATGTGCACCAGAAGTTGTACATGCGCTGCGGGTCTTTGGCTGGCCTGACCAGTCCCATGAGCTTGGTCTTGCCCTCGATGTCCAGCATCTCGCCGACAACCTTGATCACAGGGATGTATTTCCCGGCCCATTCGTTCTCTTCTAGGACTTCTTTGCTGGTGATCTTGCACCACTTGATCTTCTTGCAATGGACTTCACGCGACTCCACCACGCTATCAGGATTACCAGCGATCGAAGTCTGAATGCTCTCAGAAAGCTCATCACGCCACCCTATGTGACCGTTATCCAGCTTGACCAGCTCACGCATTTCCGTGTCGGTGTAGTAATACTCAGCCACCCTGACGTGCGATGACGTTGACCATGTTTTGTACTCATCACCCGGTCCACCCTCCTCCCACGGCCAGCTATCAGCATGGGGAAACTCGTCCTCGAACTCCTCGCGTACCATCTGGGTTGTGATGAAACACCACTTGGCGTCAGATCCGTCCGGCATCTTGCTGTCAGGGTCCATGTAGACCGTGAACGGGTTCTCGATGGACTTGACCTTGATCACCTGGTCAAAGGTATCTTCGTCCTCGTACTCAGTCAGGATGCGCCAGTATCCCCATCCCATCGTGCAGGCAGACTCGAACCCAACGTCATAGGCGATGTCTGCATTGCTGGTGCGCTCGATCTGCCTTATCAGGCCCTTGAGCATCTTGGCTGTGTCAGGGTCTGACTTATCTCCCACTGGGCTGACCTTGATGGCTGGACGGTTCTGGCGCTGGTCATTCACTATCTGATGCACGAAGGTGCCAATCTTGTTGATGGTCAGGCAGGGTCGTTTCTCGATGGTCCTTTGCGCCTTGATCTGCTCGGGCCACTGGTCTCCGGCGCGGAACTTGAGGTCGTCGATCGCTTCCATGCGGTTCTTTGCTTCGGCAGACTCAACCTTCGCGAATCGTTTAACCGCTTTGTGGATGAACTCAGAATCATCTCTCTTCTTAGCCTTGCTTCCCTTTTGTTCATCCGTCGGTTCCCGAGCGGTTGATGCTGTGTACTCAGCCAATTGTCACCTCATGCGGAGGCATACGCTGGCTCATGCAGCCCAGCACGTAGTCCTTGAATGCTTCCCTGCGCGTGCGCAGCTTGGACGCTGGGCCTGATCCTGGCACTCGTGCGCTGTACGAGCCTTCGGGCGTCGTAGCCATCAACGTGATCACAGGTTCATCCTCCCAGACGTCATATTCCTCGTACTCAAGGAACCGCACATGGAATGTTTCGATCATCCCATCCACAGTGCGGACTCCTCTGATTTGCTGTAGCTGATGATGCGTACCTGTTCCTTGGCTACCCTTGGCTTGGCAAACTTGTGCCCGACAGCCAGTTGCATGAATGCATCAGCACCGTTCGATGCCCAGTCGTGGTACGGCTCATCACTGAATGCTTTGCGCTTGTCATTCCACTCGTAGTGATAGCTGACCAGCGCATCCCGGCCACGCTCGGTCTTCTTGCGGTCGAAGTAGCACCTGGCAATGAATGACCGGCCAGCGTTGATCTGGCTCTGCTTGTCCAGCTTCTCGGTGATGCGGAACTGCAACCCGAGCTGTGCAGCCACATCACGCGTGGACTTGCCACCCGCAGCAAACTGATGCGCTTCCAGGTCATGCGGTCCATTGTGAGTGCCCCACACATAGGGCATGTTCTGCAGGTGCTTGACGTAGTGATCAATGCCCACGCCTGCGCCCGAGTTCTCGTAATAGTCGATCACATGAATCTCACGCCCGATGGTCTGCGTGAACCAGATGGCGGTCGGATCACCAGTGCCAATATCCCACCAGGTATCGACAGGCATGTCAGGCTGCCATGGGACGCCACATACTCGACCATCGTTGTCAGCATCCTGCATGGCCTTGCCGAACACTGAGCCAGACTGCACGCCCATGAACGAGCAATAGAACTCCTGCTGAATCATATCCTCGGTCATGCCTGAATTGCGCTCAGCCTCGATGTCTGCATCGGTCAGGACCTTGGTATCGTTGATCGTCAGCACCTCAGCGAACCAGTCAGGATTGTTCTTGGCCATCTCGTACAACGTGTAGCCGTGATTCTTGCCGCGTGGCGTGTAATCGAAGATGGCCCAGCCGCCGTTCTCACGCAGGATCGGGCGGATGTAGTCCCACGCTGCAGGGTCTTGCAGTGAATACTCTCTGAACACATTCCCAATGGGATTCGTGCCCATGATCGAATCGTAATTGTCCGTACCCACCAGCTGGAAGGCTGAACCGTTGACCAGCTCGATGCGCAGGTCTGACTCGTTCTTTTTCTTGATGATCTCTTTCGGAAAGTGATCCATGAACCTGAAGCCTGATCCGTCCCGGCCATCCCACAAAACACGCTTGGCCTGGGCAAAGGTGGGGAACAGGTAGAAATACGTTCCCACGCGCCTGAAAGCTTCCTTGGCGCAGTAGTTCACGAATGTCTTTTCCTTGCCAGCCCGGCGGTGCCAGACCGTGACAGCACGTTTGCAGCCGTTGTCTAGGGCTTTCAGGACAGGGAGCTGGTAGAAGCGTGGCTCGAAATTATGTGGAAGTAGGACTTCCATAGTTGACCACGCTGACTGTTACATCGCCGCTATGCTCAACGTCGAGCTTGTCACCGTAACGCTTGGGTCGTAGCTTGGCAGCAATCCACTTACGGGAATCTACCCTGACCCTACGGCTGTTTGCGTCCTCAGTCACATCATCCGAGATTTCGACAATCTCGTCAGCGAATGAGTCCGCCTGAATTTCGCGCGCGTGCGCGTATTGTTTTTGGAATTCCGCGTTCTGCCCCAGCCACTTGCAGATGGTTGATGCGCTTGGCATGTGCGGTGAATCACAGACCTTGCGCAGACTCTCCCCGGTGGCTATGCGCTCGCATACCTCATCGGCAATGGCTTGGCTGAATTCCAGTGCCACGACTCATCCCCGCAGCTTCTGGGAGTTCTTGGGAATACTTGACGGTATCTTCCCTGCCCCTCGTTTCATCAGAGCAGCTTGTGGCGTGGGCTTTGATCCGCCACCCATGGCACCCTTGCCGCTGATCTTGAAACCATCCTTGCGGCTGGATGAGCGATCATTCGGCTCGTCAGGGTCCTGACCGTTACCCTGAGGCTGGCCGAAATAGACGCCGGTGACCTTTGGCCCTATCTTGGTCATGATCAGCCCTTGTACCCGGTGCCGCCGATTTTGTTCGACGGGCGAATCATCTGCGAAGAGACAGGATTGCTCGACATGATCTTGACCTTGCTGGGCGTGGGACGGGAACCGGAACCGACTGCCGTACCCTGGCCCATGGAACCGCCGGTCTTGTTGCTGGTGGCCTGGCTGACGGTCATGTTCGAAACGCGATTACCTTGTGCTCCGGCACGAACGCCGGGTGCGGGCTTAGAGGCCATGATCTGATCCTTTCGACGAAAAAAAAGCACGTGCTCGCAGGGGATGCGATGCAAGTGCTGATTTACAAAACCATGCTGGCATATGCGCCTAATCGCTGGTGGATGTGTGCTTTATACCACGCTTTCAGGAGTTGTCAACAGGTTTTGCACAGGTTTTACACAGGCACGTCCTCAACCAGTCCTGAGCTGTGGATGATCTTGACGGCTTTGCCATCCACGTACACGACCAGTGGCCACCGTGAATCTTCAGGCGATCTGACCTCAATCTGGATCTTTTGCATGCTTGTAATCTCCCATGGAAACAACGGATTCGACTGTCGAATACGTTCCTGTCTTGCGTGAATATCTCAGCTCCACCAGACCGGTCTTGCCGATGTGCTTGAACCTGACCTTATGCACCAGCACCTCGACCAAATTGTGCGATGCACTAACATCCCTCCACACCGTTATCGAGTTATCGCATTTTGCCCACCAGTGATGCGATCCGGCAACGTCATTCGGTCCTGGCTTGGGTGCTTTGCCATCCTTGTCCCGTTGCATTTTGGCTGGATGTGCAACGATCCAAACATGAACGTTCCATTCCCTAGCCCATGCCCTGATTTTCGACAGTGATTCCGAAATGTACTCAGTCTCGGTTTTGTTTGCAGGGCGATTGTGCTCCAGCTCGTTCCATGGGTCTATCACCAGTCCCCACGGTCCGGTGTGGTTGCTGTTGTCCATGGTGTTCGATGCAGCCGTGATAATCGCTTTCACGTTGATCTGATCCGACGCCAGCACAAACTTGAAATTGTTATTCACCACGGCCAGTGACAGGTCCTTTTCATCGGTATTCATCCTGTCGGACGGTCCCTCAGAAAATGGCTTCATGGCGTATTTTTCCATCAGCTTTGCCAAGTGTATTTCTTGAGGCAAGTTCTCCGCTGACCATACCACGAACTTCCACCCGTGCCGGGTCAGGTTAACCATGAGCGCATCGACGAATTCTGATTTCCCGTGTCCAGGGAAACCGGTCACCAGTGTCCATTGACCAGGTGCCACGGTGTACAGGCTATCCAACGATTTCCATCCGGTCGAATACCCAGTAGGCAAGCCTCGCTTGTATAGCTCATTGACTCGCTTGATCAGATCCTTTTCGTTGTCGATCATACGAAGTCCCTCGTGTCCTGTTGAGCAACGATTTCATCATCCCACCCACCCGCATTCAGCCATGTGGCTGGCAATGGACAAAACTGCCTTCCCTCCTTCGTCCAGTCTCTGGATTTGGCTAAAGCAGGTAACACGGTGAGTATTTTTTCCTGAATGGCTTGGGATGGCTTGATCTTGCTCCAAGCTTTCATTGCCGATTGCTTACTGCGCTTTTTCGGATATGCATCCCAGAAGCGTTCGAATCCGTCAGGATTTGAACAAGAGGGTTTATCTCTTCCCTTCCCTTCACTTCCCTTCCCTTCAGCAGACGCAAGCCTGTCTTGCACCTGTCTTTCGTCAGGTGAATTATCTGCAAGTGTTTGTTTTTCTTGGTCTGTAGTCCATGGGCTAAGAGGGAATATTCGCTTAACATGACGCAAACGCTGACCAAATCTAGGGATGTGCAAAAACTCCTTTGCACAAACTTGATACAAGCGTATGAGGTCATGGTTGGTCAGCTCGGTTAGGGTTTTGGCTACCAGGCTGTCCGTGTTAATCCCGAAGTCTCGCCACAACCTCATCAGCCGGAACGGTTCGGCTGAGAAGTTACCCAGCGCATCGGCTTTAAGCAGGAGTGAAATGTATGCCAGTCGGTCGGCATTGTCCTTAAGGGATAGCCATCGTTCCGACTCCAGCAGTTCGTCTCGAATGATTCGATCAGGCATCTGACCACCTCGCAACCAGCCGCAAGGCTTTGATCAGGGCATCCACGTCACATGAGGGTATGACTACGAACTCGTCTTGATCTTTATTGGCAACAACGATGTTGTTGTCTGGATTCAGATAGACACGAATGCAAACGTCGTCAGTGGTAACGCACATTTTTTCACCTCCGGTAAAGGTTGGGTGGATAGCTGGGCCTGTTACCGGCAGGACACCAGCCATCCGAACTACAGACCAGACTCTACCACACATTTCGCTTGACATCCTAAAGCTATTGCATAACACTGCCGTCAATAGTACAGTGCAACCGCAACAATATTGGAGGCAATATCCGTGATCGACCTTCACAAGATGCGTACCGATGAGCTGGAATCCACTGTTAAAGGGCTTGTAGACATGATTCGTAACGAGGGTTTATGCGAAGAATCACCCACTTGGCGGTATGCCGTAGCACTGGCTGAATATATTTTGCGTAATCCGCTTGACAAGCGGGTACAGTGAGCGCAGAGTTACACCATCAACAACGCAACGGGAGAAACTGAAATGTTCAAAATGATCGAGAAAACACTGTCAGACGGAAGCAGAGTAGGCGACGTATACGCGGCAGTTGACGGTGAAAAGATGGACTTGTGTATTACGCCAGCGTCGATAGAAGAAGCAGATGGCATTGCAGACGTTTTGAACAAAGTAATTGGCCGTTTTGACAAGTGCGGCAGCTACACAGAGCACGCAGAGGTCTACAACCGGATTATCGAGGCTCTGCACAAATAGGCTGACTGGCCCATGCGCCTCTCTAGGGGCGCATCAACGAGTCAACCAAGGCCCAACAATGATCTCACCTAAAGTTCAACACGCACTGTCCCTCGTCCGCAAGGGCGAGACCTGGAAACGAGCCGCGGCCATTGCTGGATGCCATGAGTCCAGCATAGCAAAGGCTGTTTCAAAAAAACTCTGTCCGAACTGTGGGCAGACCATCATCAACAAAAGGACGAAAGGATAGTCATGATCGGGAAACAAGTTATTGTCAGAACGTACTCGGCAGGTGTGCACTACGGCACCCTGTCCGGCCAGAATGGCAAAGAGGTACTGCTGACCAAGGCGCGTCGCATTTGGTATTGGGAAGGTGCATTTACCCTTTCCGCCGTTGCGACCAAAGGCATATCCAAAAACTCAAAACTGAGCGTTTTTGTGGATGAGATTCTGCTGCTGGAGACCATCGAAATAATCCCCTGCACAGAGGAGGCTATCGCCATTTTGCGCGATATGAGGGCACATGAGTAATACCGTGGCCGGGTCCGGGTACGGGGCCGGGGACGGGGACGGGTCCGGGTACGGGGACGGGTACGGGTACGGGTACGGGTCC